AGAACTTTGGTTGAACAATAATTTTTTCAAAAAAAGTTGTTTGTAAGTTACGGAGTAACAAACTTTTATTTTTTAGGATCTTATAAATTGTATTTTCTATTTTTAGAACTTTGGTTGAACAACAATTTTTTCAAAAAAAGTTGTTTGTAAGTTACGGAGTAACAAACTTTTATTTTTTAGATCCACCCATTTCTACAATTTCGATCTTCTAGAAATGAATGGATTTGGACGTCATATCATAACGAAACCTATATCTTTTGGTTTGATTTCCTGGTTTATTTTCCAATTCCAAAGGTAATAATGATTATTTCCCGTCCCTTCAACAAAACCGTGTTTTTTCAATTCGTCTTCATCTACAGATATATTTGAACAGTTATACATATCGAAACCCAAATCACGTGCCAATATTATGGCATCTTGTAAACAATTTCCTACGTTGTAAAAAGCGTTAGCTTGTTTTATTATTTTATGATTTGGTTTCATAACGTAATCCAAACTATAAAACGTTAGGAATTTGTCTTCTTCGTTGCTAATGTACGAAAAAATTGTACCCTTTCTAGGCATAATCCAATGTTTTACGTATTCATCGTTTATGTTTAGTGAGAGTTTGAACTTATTTAAATGATTTTGTAGCATTTTTTTAACTCTCGGTATATCGTATTCCTGCATTTCTCTGAAATGAGTTTCGCCGTTTACGTGGTGTGAATGTTTGTTTACTTCACAAAACCCTAACTCGTTGAGTTTATCTGTGCGTATGAGTCTATGAAAATACGTAATTTTTGCGACGGGTGTCGGTAAAAATTTCGTGACCGTGTAAGCGGCTTGCCATATATTTTGTAAATTCATACGTCTCTTTTCTTCGTTTATGAGCATGGGTGTAAACTTAGAGTCCCTAAGTTGTTTAGAAACGCACAAAAAATTTATTTGAAGCATTCGCATAGTTTTATCGTTTACACGAATATCGAGAGGTATACCTGACATGAAAGCGACGATTTCGTCTGTATCACTTTTTCGAATAGCTATGTTCCATTCATCTCGGTACCACGGTGGGTGTATTGCCCATTCCAAAAGATCCTTCGAATACGAATATTCGAAGGTATCGTCTTGAATGTAATTATATTTTAGGAACTCGCACAATTCGGTTAAATCACACGAACTCCATTTATAACCATCTGGAAGTTTGTTTTCATCGTGTTTTAATTCCCTAGAGTGGTCTATTTCGCCGTCTTTTTTAAATATGACTTCGTGTTGGGGAACAGGTTGTTTATTCCAAAATTTGTGTTTTTGACTCATTATTGTAATAAATGTACTTAAAGTTTTTAAACCAATTAATTATATAAAATATGTCAACTTTAGAGCAAGATTATACTACCGTTCCGGGTCAGATCTACGCCTGTTTGTCAGTAGTAGGACCGGAAGCACCACAAAAAAACGATAAATTTGGTATTAAAATTAGAGGGGCTTTTAACACTCGCGAAGAAGCTGCAAGTCATGCAAAGCGTCTCCAAAAGGAAGATGCGACATTTGACATTTATGTCGTTGATATGTATAAGTGGTTGTTAATTCCACCAGATCCGACTAAAATTGAAGATGCACACTATTCAAACGAAAAGCTCGAGGAATTGATGACTGGGTATAGAGAAAACCAGGCCGAGGCTGCCAAGATGTTCGCAGAGCGTAAGCGTGATATGCAAGCACAGAAAACTACAGGTTCTGATGCGTATTTTAAGGGTGGTGACGAAAACTCGAAATATTATACGAAACCTGATGAGTCGCCGATTAGCCATCCAGCAGAAGTTTTGGAAAGACTCCAGAAGGAGAAACCTGACGTGGATATGGAAGAACTTGTCAAGGAAGCTGACGCTATTGTTGCTCAAGAAATGAAGGAAAGACAAGAACAGAGGGAAAAAGATGCGATGGAATCTATGGAAAATGAGGCGAAGGATCGTGGTTTTAATTCAATTGAAGCTATGCAAAAATTCGATTCTGAAAAGGAAAGGAGAGAAAAGGAAGACCTTGCCGTGGAAATGGAAGCTAAAAAGGCACAAGTTGAAAATTCCGTAAATGCGCAAGTGAAGGAAGAAGAAATTGGTGGTGAAGAGGAAGTCTCGTCTGAAAATAAGGAAAATATAGATCCAGAAGCGTAAATTATTTTTGTTATATAAATGTAAGTATGTTGAGTATTATATTGAACATAATCACCATTCTTATTGTAATATTTTCGGTTGGTTTATTTTTACGATTGTACAGAGATCGAAAAAGTAAATCAGAATCTGAAGAACCTGTTACTGCATCAGATGTAGCAACTGACATTATGAAGGATCCACTTATTGTAAGTAGATCGTATTTCACTGGTACTACTTATGGTAGTATTGGTACATTTGAGGGGCAACAATCAAAATCACAACACATGTGGATAAGAGGTAAAACTATCCAGGTCTAAGAATGACTGGTTGCATGGTTTTACCCATAAAAAAACCTAATAGAAATGCTACGAATATTATAACATATCCTGTTTTATCGAGGTTTGCGAATATATCGTACTTTTCTTGGTGCATTTGTTGGTGTTGTGGGTATATTTGTTGATGAGGCGGAACGTAATAGTGTTCATCACGTTCCGGTTCATTTTCGTTATCATTTTCGTTATGAAAATTATCTTGTTTAGAAAAATCATCAGGATTATATTCGATTGGTGTTCCAACGTCTGCTTCCATTTATATTTTCTAAAACTATTTTTTTAAGCCCGTTATTCCTCATCTGAATATTCCTCGTCTTCCTCATCTGAATATTCTTCGTCTTCTTCTTCATCGTCAACGACAAAATCTTTTAAATTCCCGTTTTCGTCTTCGTCCGAGTCGTATTCTTCCTCTTCCTCTTCTTCGTCGTCCGTACAAAAATCTTCGTTATCTGACTGAAGTAAATCGACATCGGAATCGTATTCATCTTCCTTATAATCGTCTTCTACTTCTTCAAATAATTCTAATCTGTCTGGTTTTTTAGAGATTCTCCCCGATCGCGTTTTAACACCTGTAGTCATGTTATAATTTAATAAAACAATTTTCCTTTAAGTATTTTACTCATTTATTGATTTTATGCGTTCCCTGATATATAATTCGTTGAAATATACCTCTAATTGTACATTAATCTTATTAAGTTCTTTTTGAACTTCTGTATCTCCTGATACTGTACTTAGACCAATTTCATCTAAATTTGAAAGGGCCCTGTGTAAAGACTTTTTAGAAACGTCCTCTTGATTTATGTTGTCTAATGCAAGTTTTATGTTTGCGTAAAAATCGGTGTATGCGTTCTGGTCTAGACCTGAATACTTATGGGTTTGTCTTATTAAATCATGTATTTTTTTAGTGTCTGGTTCATTCTTTATTAAGGAAGATACCATGAATATAACAATCGCTAAGAAGAGTATAGCTAGCATTCTATAATTTAGTTATGATTTTATCTGAGAGGATATGTGTCCGGTTCATACAATTACATTTTTTCTCTATTTTATTTTTAGAAATTTGAAAATGTACGTTTTTATTACATACTTCACACGGGTATGAGGAAATATGAACTGTGTATGTCCTTGCCTTTTTCTTTTTTTCTAGTTTTGTAATATTAAAATCATTGATTTTTACTAAATATTTTTTAATAAACTTTTCGAGTAGATCTTTTACATCAATGTCTTCCGTTTTTTCTGGCTCTGGTTCTATTTTAACTGGTTTTCTTTCTGTATATTTTGCAAATTCTATATCCTTGTATAGCTTATCTGTTATTTTTGGAGGTAATTTATGTTTTCTACCCCTGAAATCTTTACAAAATCCAAAATGTCTTATTATGTTAGTAGTAGAAAAACACTTTTGTGTTATTGTGTCGTTTATTATATGAAACCATACATGGTTAGAATTATGATCGCATTTCTTATTTTCACAATAAAATGAGTTTGTTGAAACGAGAAAGTGGTTATTACTTTCGTATATTTTCGTTATTCTAGCTGTATTTTGACCCTCTAAATTTTTTCTTACAAAATCTTCTATTAATCCAAGTACTTCTTGATCCTTGAATTCATTTTTCAATTGTTCGGGTGAGAAAGTATTATCATCTTGTGTTTTTATTCCTGTACCTTCGATTATTATTGGATCATCACTTTCTGTACGTAAAGTTGCCATGTGTAGCATATCAACATTTGCAACAGACTTGTTTTTTATTTCTTCTAACATGGTAAAATCACTCCCTGCTCTATACATGAATACCGGTCTGTATTCCCCTTGTGTTTCTTTCCCTGTGTTATTACACTCTTCACACCCTTTTCCGGAACACTTTTCGTGTTTACCCATTTTGTGAGACCATGGCATACGAAACCCACTACCTTGTGTTTTTCTAGAAGAACTTCCGTATACTGCTACATCCACTATATCGTTCCAATCTTTTGAACCGTACGCTGTGTTAAGTGTATTTATTATATGTTCTCTGAGAGCTAGTGCAGACGATCTGTTCACAACGAACCCTGGCCAATTTATATGTACACCTGTCTTTATAAGGTCATTACCACCTGGTTTTGGTAGTGCGTATGAAACGAGTGCATCTTTACCGCCTTTGTTTTTTACCTTATCACATATAACTTGGCAAATACTTTTTACGGATTCTGGTGATAATGCTTCTTCGTCTTTATAATCGAGATCTACAAAAAAGTTATAATTTTCTGTTTTCTGTTCCACAACGTATATCTTTTCACCCGAGTTGTAGGATTCTACACATTTTTCATAAAAATCATTCAATCTATCAAATGGCACGGAAAGGACGCCTTTGTCCATGAGCACATGTGATATATTGGAGCCATGCCAGAACTCTTGTTCTTTGCACCATTTTTTAAATTTAGACATGGTTTCACTTATCAATTATTATATTTATTTTTTTATATTCATTCACTATCGTAGTGGTGTCTCCAAATTGTTCTTCTGTAAGAAACTTCTGGAAACTCTTCCTCTTCTGATAATTTTTTCTTTAAAACGAGTAATTCATAAACTTTATCTTCTTTGTGTAATTCAGCGTACCTTTCTGCCTTTCCCATGGAATAACCATGTCTTTCTACGAGTAGTTCCTTAATTTGAGATAAAATATAAGACTTGGACTTCATTATTTAATACAGAAGGTTTTTCTATGGATAGAAGTCACACACGAGTAGAATTCGGGGTTATTAAGAACATTCTTAACAATCCTATCCCACTGTTTCTTCTTGTTAAATTCGGTTAGTGTTTCAAAATTCATAAAATCGTTTTCGTCGTGCGTTCGCTTAATGGGTAATTTTTGTATTTTTTTTAAATTTGTTTTTTGTTTTTCTTCGTTAAACTTTCTTACAAGTTCGTCTTGTTCTTGTTTAGTATAATTTACGTAAAATACGAAAACGTTATATTCTAATTCGACACCCGGACTTTCTTTCACAATGAACTTAAAATCCGTGTATTCACCTTTTTTAAGGTTAACGACCCCACGTGTTTCTTCGTCTAATTCACGTAAGGCACACCGTATGGGATTTGGTATTTCTCTTCGCCTGCACCCTCCGGTGACGAAAATCCAATCTTTGAATCTACGATCCCGGACGGTGAGAAATTTTGGTTTATCACCAGTAAACGATACAGGAATAGCAATAGCTTTGTATTTCTTCATTGCGCATTTGCAAGTTATAATTTAGCGAGATGATTATTCTGAGGATTCTTCCTCGCTTTCTGAATTTTCATCATTATCAACCTCTACTTGGGTTTGCTTTACAACGTTATTTTCTTGTTCTTGAAAAGATGGTGGTGGTGCAACTGGTCTAATATTTGATAAAAATGAGGTTATTTTACCATTAACACCCTTAACACCTTCCATTTCTTCCTTAGTGTTTTTGAGTTCTAAATACATGTAAATAGTAGCAGCAACACATACTACTATGGCTACAATTATAGCGGTATCACGATCGAACGTAAGCATTTTATACTAAAATGTATAATTATGTTTTTAAGTTCGTATAATCGCACCCATATGAACACTTTGTTCCCTGGGGCATTCGTATCCTTGTTGAGCAAATTGAATCTCCTGGAAGTGACCTTCTTTACACTCTGCGTTTTGAGCGGGTTCTTGTTTGGAGTCGACGAGATGATTCAAAGTTCCGGACTTGGGATCGTATGTAATTATAAAAATAAAAGCAGTGAGAAAAACAAGTTGCCAGAACATTTATAATAACTGGCTATTTAAATTAAATTAGTTCGAGTACATCAAACCACCCATACCGTTTTCAATACGGAGGATGTTGTAGTTAACACCGTAGATGTCGTTATTCCACGCCGTATCGTCAGAAACGAGTCTCGCGGAGTCGAGTCTACTGAAGTTGAGCGACCCAGTTGGTTGGAGTTTGGTTGTATCGAGGCAGAATGGTTGCAAAAACGTTGTAGTGGCAGTCGTATCCGCGGCTTGTGTGTGGTAGTAGACTGGTGCTGATGTAAAGTGTGGTCGAACCGCCTTCGCGTCAGTGACATCTGTACCGTTAATTTGGAGCTTAGCCTTAGCAGTCGTCATAGCATTAACCGCGACCAAGTATTTCATTGGGTGGTTGAAGTTGATTTCTTGTGTTTTGGAAGCAGATTTGATAGACTTTTGTGTTTGTGTGATAAGCATGTTTTGTGGTTCAGCGGACAAGACCGTGCGTTCATCCGTATCGAGGTGGATGAATTGGGCATACACTTCCGCATCAGAAGTAGCCGACGAACCCCATGTGATTCTCAATTCAACATCGTGGTATTGGAGCGCGACCAATGGAATCGCGGACTGAGCGTTTTCACAGAACGAAAATTTGAGTGGGTAGAAGTATTGGTTGTTAAACTTATACTTGGAGTACGATTGACTCGTGGTAACTGGCGCGAGTGTTCTAATAAACTCATCAGTTTGGTCATCAATGACTTGACCACCGATCAAAAGTTCAACTTTGGCGACTCTGTTAGCCCAATTGGTAATATCCGCACCTCTGTTCGAGATGTAGACATATCCGAGCATATCACCTTTACGCTCGAATCTAACGGTCGACATACCGTTAGCGACTGGGTTGCCCTGGATAACCTGTCTTTCGACAGTTTGGGCGAAATTTGTGTGACGTTTGTAGTTAGATCTAAAAAAGGAAACTTCGGGTTGACCGACAAGGTGCGCAT